GTCACGGCTAACTGCGCCATCATCGTTATCTTCAACTGCTAGATTAACGTTAGTTGCCCATTCATTTAATGAAGTTGCATCTGGTGTTAGTCTTGCTGGTGTATCACCTACAACAAACGCTGTTAGTCTGCGATCGTAATTTAGTGTAATCATTTCACCAATTAGTTCTGGATAACCCGGTGCTGCAATCAAGTTAAACTGACGACTTTCTTCGTCACGGATGTCTTGGTTGCTGTTAACAGTTGCTTGTAATGCTTGTATAACACTCTTACGCTGTGCGTGACGTCCAAATGTACCTGAACCATCTTCGTTGTTACCTGAATCAGTTACCCAACGATGTGGATAGTAAAGTTCCATTGCTTGATCTTCTAGATCTCCACTTAAACCAGTTACTTGGAAACGTCCGTTGTCTGCTGATGTATCAATGTAGTTACGCTCAAAACGCTTAACATTAAATCCACTTCTACGAGTGTTCCAAAGTAGCATCCCTTCTGGATATAGTGCTGGATCTGGAGCATCTGGATCTAGATAATCGCTTACTAGTAACTCGTCAATGTCTGCTGCATCGCTGTTTGATCCAGCATTACTCCAACGAGCATCTGCAAATAGCATACCATTTTCTGTGGTTTGATCTGATTTATCTAGTAACACCCACTTGCTTAAAGTTGCATTATAACGGTGTACACGACCATACTCTTCAATGTTCGAAGTGTCAACCCATAAATCACCTTCAACTAAAGAACTTACACCGTCAGTTTGTGTAGAAGGTTCTGTAGCTGAAACAATTGGGCCTGTAGCATTTGAATCAGGATATACTGTTAAGTACCCTTGCCATCCGCTTGCTCCTGCGTGTACTAGCATATCAACTTCGTCAACTACTGAACTATACCATAATTCGCCGTCTGCTGTTAAACTTGCAGGTGCATCGTCTTTTGCAGTTGCTTCTAAAGGCATCCAGTTTGATGCAACTAGGTCGTTTGTTGCGTCACCTGTTGGTGCTGTATAAAGATTTGCTTTTTTGTTTGAGCCTGTTGCAACAAACCCAGCTAATCCTAAAACACCGTCGGTATCAGCAATTCTAATATCTCCGCCTGTTTTATGCTGTATTACAATTTTATTTGACGCATCAACAAGTGCAACAATATTTGTAAACCCTGCTGCGTTAATACCTGCTGCAATTTTGTCTGCATCTGTACTTGCACCAAGTGTAACAACATTAATAGTCTTTGTTGATCTATTTAAACTACCTGCTGTAGTTTCTTCTAAATCAAAAGAATATGTACCTGATGTTAGTTGTGTAGTAATTTTATCACTTGTTATGCTTGTTGCGCCGTTTGCTGTTCTAACATATGCTTGGAAGTCACCTAAAATTGGATCTTCTTCTTCGATATTAGTTTTAATATATACATCGCCTGCAATCAAATTTGCACCACCACCTGATTTATCAAGGTTGAATAGTGCTGCTTCTGGTGTAGCAAATACAGGAGAGTCTACTGATTCCCATAATTGTGTGTCAGCATTATATTGTTTTACACTAAAGTCTGCGCCGCCGTTTGGCTGTGTAGTTTTAAACCATAAAGAACCTGTTGGTGCATTTGCTGCGCCGCCATCTTTATATGCAGGAACGCTTGTGTGCGGAGCAATAGTAATTTTTGGAGCAGCATATGTGCCTGTAATAATACCTAGTGCGCCACCATCTTCAGAAGCAGTATTTTCGTCGCCTACTAGTGCGCCTGAGCCTGTTTCAATTACAATATCAACACCTGTTGAATATAATTCTAATGCACTATCTACAACTGCTGCTGATACACCCGGAATACCGCGACTGTTAATATCACTTGCTAATGTTGTAATAGTTGTTCCTGATGCAGTAACATCGAGATTGTTGATTGTCATTGTATCGCCTAGTGCAATACTTACTGGAGTTTTTGTGCCTCTTACTGCTGGCCAACTTGCTTTCCACGCTGTTGATCCAACACGTACCCAATCACCTGCAGAGCCAGCCGCTGTACTATTGCCAGGTGTTTTATAAAATACTTTGAATCTTGTAGCATCTTCGCCTGATGCAATAGTTGCATCAATAGCATAGTCGCCAATTTGTCCAATTGATGTTTTTGGAGCTGAGGTACTTGAATCAATATCCGATGCTTCAGTAATTACTGTTCTTGCAACAGTTGAGAAACTTTGTCCGCCTGTTGTTGTAACTGCTGCTCCGTTCCATTCTAATATACCGAACGCAGATGTTTGCGTATCGATCCAAAATGCGCCAGCTGCCGGTTCGCCGCCTGGTGCATCTGATTGTGCTTCTAATTTGCCTAAGTCAATATCTGCTCTAACTACATACGCTCTGTTAGATACGCCTAAAACTGAATAAGCAGTTTGAAGACCGTACTCGTTTAATTCACCTGCGTGAATCATATTTCCGTTTGTGTCCGAGTAAAATAACGGGTCGCCAAATGTTTCACCAAGCTCTCTTTGGCTGGTGATTAAGTAAGGTTTACCAGCGTTCGCTTTGGTTGTACCTGCTGCAATTCCTGCGCCACTGCTTGAAGTTTTATTACTTGCAGTTGCTACAAAAATCATTGGTACGGTACCAGCTGCGGCCGGGGTGTAGAATGATTCGTCAATTACATTGACTTCTACGCCTGGTGATACTAATGCCATTTTATATTCTCCTGTTGGATATAGTTTATTCTATACAGTATTTATAATATTTGATTTAAAAAGCCTAGTTATCCACCATAAAAAAGGGACCGAAAAGGTGAGCTAAATACGATATGAGACCATTATGTAAGTGCGGACAGCGTCCAGCAGCTATAAATTACAAAAAAGAAAACAGAACTTACTATCGTAAGTTGTGCGAAACTTGCTTACGCAATGGAGTAGGACACGGTATTCCTAAATGGAAGCAAAGAGGGTACGAGAAAAAAGATGTCTGCGAAAAGTGCGGACATACTAGTAAACATCCTGAGCAGTTTAATGTGTTTCATATAGACGGAGATTTGAATAACTGCCGGCCTACAAACTTAAAAACTGTTTGTGCTAATTGCCAACGTATTTTACAAAAAATAGGTGTTCGCTGGAAGCAAGGAGATTTACGTCCTGACTTTTAAATGTTCGATAAGTTGATATGTATTAAACATTAATTCATTTAGATCGCCATTATTGTCGATAGTAAAATCAGCCATCCATTGCTCTAAACTCATCGAATCTTTTGCTTCCGGAGGAAGATGATCTGAACGATCGACCCAAATAACATAATCAAACACACCGGTATTTTTCATAGCGTAAAATTCACGCTTGTTACGCAAGCCACAGTAGATATCGTGTTGTTCAAATATTTCTCGGCCTAAACGAGCTCCATCGCCTTTATTAAAATCACAGATAGCATTATACCATTCTGCTCGGTGATTATGCCTGTCAGCATAACACTCTTCTTCATTAGTATATCCATATTTGTCCTTTAGCATATCATAGATAAAAAGTTTTGAACAGAATCTTGAACTAGATTCAAAACTTAAATTATAATTTTTTTGTAATATTTCGCACACAGTATCTTTACCGTGTCGGCCGTGTCCGATAACTAACAATTTCATAAAAATATACCTCTAAGTTATTTTAACTAGTGTATACTCTGCTATGCATTTTGTCAAGAACTTTTATCCAATTAAAAAGCCGTACCCGGTTCCACCAGCAACTGCCATTGATACTTCTGCTTCTAGTTTTTCCATTTCAGCTTGTGCTTCTGCTTTTAGTGCATCACCGTTAAGAGTTGATCCACCCTGAGGACCAGCAATAGTAGCAAACTTTGAACGTGCTTCACCTAGCATATACTTACAAGTTGCAAGTGTATAATCTTTAAGCCATTGCACTGCTAGATAGTCATTAAGTAGTTCTGAGTCAGGACGATAATTGTAACAATAAAGAAGTAGTTCTTCTTCTGCTCTAGGACGCTGTAGTAGAGTAAGTTTTTTACTTGTGGTACTCCATTTAAATTCAATAAATGAACCAAACATACGACCAACAAGTTCTTGGTGTTGTGAAAATAGATCATATGTTGCTAGTCCGCCTAGTTTAGAACTAGATAACAAATATGTGTTTGTATATGCTAAGTTAAATGGTTCAAATAAGCTGCCGCCATCGCCACCGCCTGTTCTTGAGCCAATTGATCTACGGAATAGTTTACGAACTTCGATTACTTCGTTTGGTAAAACATATTCGTTTTGATCTACAACTGTAGTAAGGAACATATATGATTCTTCAACACTATTATCTGAACGCTGTCTAAAACGTGTAAGTGCCTTTGTTAGTGCAGTTTCGTAATGAATTGGATCAAGTTCAACATCGATCATACCGCCGCCCAGCATTGCATTTACATAATCAAATATTTCTTGTTTTTGTGTTGCTAAATCTGCCATAGAAGTTCTCCGTATAGTATTTATCGTATGCAACACATATCGATAAATATGTATATGCCAAGACTATCATTATATAAACCAGAACGCGGCAATGATTATCATTTCATAGACAAACAAGTTTATGAGATGTTTACCATTGGCGGCACTGATATTAACATACACAAGTATTTAGGGCCCGAAAATCCTGCTGAAGGCGAAGGAACTGCTGACCAACCAACATACGATGCTGTTAAAGAAACTAACATACAGGATTTACTATTTTTAGAAAATAGAGATAGAAAATACGATCCTGACGTTTATTCAATGCGTGGTATTTACAATGTTCAAGACATAGACTTTGACCTAAGCCAATTTGGATTATTTTTAACTAATGACACATTGTTTATGACTATTCATATAAACAGTTCAGTAAAAACTCTTGGTAGAAAAATTATGCCAGGAGATGTGATCGAATTACCTCATTTAAAAGACGAGTATGCTGCAAACGACTATGCAATAGCATTAAAACGCTTTTATGTTGTAGAAGATGTTAATCGTGCAGCGGAAGGATTTTCACAAACTTGGTATCCGCATTTATATAGAATCAAATTAAAACAAATAATAGATAGTCAAGAATTTAAAGAAATATTAGACTTACCTGCTGAAGAAGGTAGTAACAACTCATTGCGTGATATTCTTTCTACATACGAGAAAGAAATGCAAATTAATAATGCAGTAGTTGCACAAGCTGAAGCAGACGCTCCTAAAAGTGGATATGATATTAGTCACTATTATACTGTTGCTACAAATGACGACGGAAGTATTGCACTTTCTACTGCTGACGAAGAAGATTTAGATGCAAGCAATATTACTTATAGTGCAGACGAAGTTGCTAGTCGTCCTGAAAGAGAAGGATATACAGGTTACCTAGTCGGAACAGGTGATACTGCACCAAACGGTGCACCGTTTGGATTCGGGATACAATTTCCGAGACAAAACGAAGAAGGAGATTATTTTTTACGAACCGATTTCCTTCCAAATAGAATGTTTAGATATGACGGGAGTAGATGGGTGAAAGTGAATGATGATATTAGAATGACATTAAGTAATACACTTGAACGCCAAACTTACAAATCTTCATTTATTAATAATACAAACACAAGTAATATCGGCGGCGAAGTTGTTGAAGAAAGACAGAGTTTATCTAAAGCACTACGTCCTAGAAAACCAACGGCGGATAACACATAATGCAACATTTTTATGACGGTCAGGTTAGAAGATACTTAACTCAGATGATGCGTATTTTGAGTAACTTTCCTGTGAAAGACGGATCAGGTGCAATAAAAGACGTTCCTGTTATGTATGGCGATTTAACAAGACAGGTTGCTAATATTATACGAGAAAATAGTGAAAACAAAATTCCAAGTGCACCAAGAATTTCAGTTTATGTAACTGGTTTAGAACTAGATAAAGATCGTTTAACAGATGCAACTTATACACGCAAGACTAACATTAGAGAACGTGCATACGACGACGAAAATGAAGAGTATTTAAATTATCAAGGTAAAAATTATACAGTTGAACGCCTTATTCCAACACCATACTTAATGCGTATTAATGCAGATATATGGGCTAGTAATACAGATCAAAAATTACAAATATTAGAACAAATATTAGTATTATTCAATCCAAGTTTAGAAATGCAAACCACAGACAATTTTATTGACTGGACAAGTATTAGCGTAGTTAATTTAGAAAATGTACAATGGTCAAATAGAAGTATACCAGTAGGTGTTGATTCTGAAATTGATATTGCAACACTAACATTTAGTATTCCCATTTATATCTCGCCGCCTACAAAAGTTAGAAGAATGGGTGTAATTACTAATATTATTACAAGTATGTTTGACGAAGATCGAGGCACTATTGAAGACGGAGTAACAGTTCCAGAATTAAACCAATATGACGATTTTGCTAAGTCAGGTATTAAAACTAACGAATTTGGTTCTATAGCAAAAACTGGTTTAAGTGAACAAATGGCCAATGTAAATTACAACAAATATGGAGTATATCTAGATTTAGATACTGCACAGTTATACACAAACGGTGCAGTTGGTAATAAAAATTGGAGAGAGATATTCGAAGCATTACCTGGCCAATATGCTGCTGATGTAAGTAGAATATACTTAACTAATTTAGATAACGATAATACTGTTACAGGTACTTTTACAATTAGTCCGTTTGATGAAGGAAAAATATTAATTAATTGGGACGCTGATAGTTTTCCAACTGACTCGATTATTTCAGGACGTACAAGTATTGATTACATAATCGATCCTACTAGATTTAATCCTGACAGTATTAAGGTAGCAGGGTTAAGACTTTTATTGCTAGAAAATATTGGCGACGAAAATGCTACAAAAGTTCCTCTTGCTTGGCAAAATACAGACGGTTCAGGATTAATTGCAAAGGCAAACGATGTTGTAGAGTGGGACGGCACTAAATGGAATATTGTGTTTGACGCAAGTAAAGAAAATTCCTTAACATATACTACTAATCTTAATACTAATATTCAATACAGATTTAAAGACGGAGAATGGTTCAAATCCGTTGACGGTGATTATCCAGTTGGTACCTGGAGAATTGATCTAGCTGGATAACTATTTTTATGAATGACAAAATAGTATGTAGTGGAGCTCTCTTTTATACTTTAGACACTAATAGATTTTTATTTTTGCACAGAGCAAACGGTAAAAGATCTAATATGTGGGGACTAGTTGGTGGCACTAATGAAGGTGCTGAAACTCCGTGGGAAGGACTTAAAAGAGAAATCCAAGAAGAAATTGGACAACTTCCAGAAATTAAAAAAACATTACCTTTAGAAAGTTTTATTTCTCCTGATAGTAAATTTTATTTCCATACCTATCTGTGTGTAATAGAGCAAGAATTTATTCCTAAACTTAACAACGAACACGATGGCTATGCTTGGTGCAGTTTTACTAAGTGGCCAAAACCCTTGCATCACGGATTACGTAATACTCTTCAAAGCAAAATTAATTTAACTAAGTTAGAAACTGTGTTTCAAACTATTAATTTACTTGACACTTAACCTAAAATAAAGTATAATAGAATTATGAAAGTCTTAGTTATTGGCGATATAATCATCGACAGATATATTTACGGCGCAAGCACACGTTTGAGTCCTGAGGCACCCG